CTGACGGTGAAAAGATAGCAATAAAATTGCCGGATATAATTATTAAATGATAGAGCAAATAGTATCTGCACCCCAGAAAGCTATCTTGAAATCGGTAGCACCTATTAACCTTTTCCTTTCAGGAGTTGGTTCGGGTAAGACGCATCTTCTTGGAATAAAAACCTATCAACTGATAAGACGATTTCCAAAAGTCCGTGGTTTCATCGGTGCAAATACCTATTTACAGCTCGAGCAGTCAACACTCTTCCGAATACGTGAATACTGGAAGTCAATCGGGATAGTGGAATATGATAAAGACTCCCGTCAGCACGGGCAGTATGTAATCAATAAGAAACCACCGGCACATTTTAATGTCGAAGGTCATTCGTTTGATTCATATTACGGGATAATATCTTTTGTTAACGGGTGTGTGATTTTTGTCGGTAGCCTGGAGAGAAGCACTTCACACGAGGGAAAAGAGTTTGGATGGGCTGTTCTTGACGAGACAAAAGACACTGATGAGTCGGATGTTAAGGAAATCATCTTAGCGAGGATCCGCCAGCCGGGAATGTATATTGTTAATGGTGAACTCTCTGATATAGGAACACCGGAACAGCAGTATAATCCGCTTTTTATTGCTACTTCACCGGCAAAAGTAGAATGGATAAACAACTGGTTCGGCCTTGACAGTTATATGGACGAGATAAGCCGAAGGATCTATAATAAAGAAGACTTTTTCCAGGTAAGGAATAACGACAAGTTTGCTGTCATATCTTCGACCTATCACAACGTCAGAAACGTAGGAGAGAATTACATTAATAACATCCTTCAGAACAACACTGAAGAAAGGGGCAAAGCACTTATCTTCGCCAATCCATTTACTCAGACCGGTGGCGAGTTCTATTCTTCTTTTGACAGGCTGAGGCACGTTAACAGGGTTAATTACGATCCTAAACTGCCTATTCATATATCTTTCGACCAAAACTCCGTTCCTTATAACTCGGCAGCGATAGCCCAGGTAATAAGGAATGAGGAATACTGGGAGTGGAGGTTCATTGACGAGATAGCTCTTCCTAATCCGAGGAACTCAACAGAAGAAGTATGCGAAGAGTTTATGATGCGTTATCCTAATCATAAATCTGGGCTATATTATTACGGTGATGCTTCAGGTCACTCAAGGACAACAATGAATAAAGATTTCCGGCATCACTACGAGATAATAGAATTTAAACTGAGAAGGTATCTTATCAATGATTCCGACAGAAGTTTGAAACAGAATCCTTCGGTAGTATTAAGAAGAGATTTTATAAACAAGATATTTGAAGACAAGTTACCTATTAAGATAACGATAGATGAGGGATGCAATCACCTGATCGCCGACCTGATGTATTGCAAGCAAGGACTGGACGGGGGAAAGGATAAGCATATAGTGACAGACAAAGAAACGGGAGATAAGTATCAGAAATATGGTCATTTAGGTGATTCAATGGAATATATGGGTGTTGAACTATTTAAAACTTTTTATAATGGATAAGATTGAGGGGTTGGATTTATTAAAGAAAATTGTTGACAAAGACATAGTACACCAGGACTATGAGCGTGTGACTAAACTGGCAGAGCTTTATTACAAGATGAAGACCGGTGACGGCATCGAAGACCTTCTGAAGAAGATAGAGACAAGGGTAAGTGATGAAGAGTTTGATATGATTAAATCTATTTACCGTTCTATAATACCGGCTACTCTTAATTCAACGAAACTTCCTTTTCAGAAAGCACTACGGAAGCCTCCGCTGGTGCGTGACATATTCTTTGATGAAGGAAGTGAGAAGAAGAAACTTGAACTTGAGGAGTTTATCAATACCTACTGGGGTAATAAATCGCTTGAAGAATACCTTGAATATGCCTTTATAGACTATAACTACATAGATCCTAACGCATTTCTCATTACTGAGTTTGATGAGTTTGATCCTAAAAAAGAAAAGGCAAGTCCTTATCCTTTTGTGGCTTCATCTCATGAGTCCGTTATGTATGAATACATAAATGAGATTCTCCAGTATCTTGTAGTGAAACTGCCAATAAAGTACATGGATGGTGATACAGAGAAGGACGGGGTTAAATATACTATGTATCTCGGATGGGATACGGTTGTTCTCTCTCAGGTCGCTTCAAAGTCACTCGAATCGGGTAATGAGGTCGTCGAGATAAAAGGGAAACTGTATGAAGTTCTCTTCTTCGAGCCTAAAAATTCTAAAGTTCCCGCCATTCGCTTTGGCTTCCTGAGAGACGAACAAACTAAAGGACGTACTTTTGTATGCCTGTTTCATTCTGTGATGGGATTCCTTGAGAAGACGCTGAAGATAGACTCTGAGCTGGATCTGTCTACTGCGATGGTAGCTTTCCCGCAGAGGATAGCTTACGTAACTCCATGTAATAACCCCGGATGTAACAGGGGATTTATGCCGGACAACTCTGTCTGTCCTGTATGTGAGGGAACAGGAACACAGCCCATACACAAAGGCACACAGGATGTGATTACTCTTGCACTGCCAAGAAATGCTGATCCCTCGCAGATTGTAGACCTTGAAAAGCTGCTCGTTTACAAGTCGCCTCCGATTGAACTGCTTACCTTCCAGAAGGATTATCTTGAGTATCTGAAGAAGTCCGTTCATGCAATGATGTTTAATGCTGACCTTTATACAAGGGATCAGGTATCCATCACAGCTACAGAAAAGAACTTCGAGGCTGATAATATGAATGACACCCTTTATCCTTTTGCGAGGGCTTATTCTGCTATATGGGAGTTTGTTGTCAAAGACATAGCTACATTCACGGATTTTGGTGAGGTGTATCCAAAGCACAAGTTCCCGAATGACTTCAAATTTAAAGGACTCACCGAACTGATGACTGAACTTAGATTAGCTAAAGATGCAGGGGCTTCCACTTCAACGATAGCCGCTATTGAAGACGATATAAACGAGATTCTTTATTCTGACCGGCCTTATGACCTCAAGAAAATACGGATAAAGAACATCATGAATCCTTTCCGGGGCTATACCGACACTAATATAAGATTTATCATTGCGCAGTCGGGTGCACCTAAAAGAAACATTGTCCTTTATGAAAATCTTGAATCTATCTTCCAGGATTTAGAGGCTGAGAATGAATGGCTATATGAGATGAATACTACACTCATTCGTGAAAAAGTAGACCAGAAAACTGATGAATACATTAAACAACTAACGGATGAAGCAAATACTTATTCTTTTTCTGCTGCTGACGGCTTGCAGTAAAGATATCCCCGTAAAGACAAACAATGTTGTATTTTATTCTACGGGTGCAAGCTATGAAATTCAGATTAAAGGTGTGGGCGGCACTTACTATGTGAACCATACTGACTTTATCCCTACCTGTACTACTCCGGGACAGGTCACAATGTACCTGAGAGAAGAACCGTGGTATGTTGTATTGAAAAACACAAACCTCACAAAGACGATAGAGATAAAAGAGGGGTGCAATGCTTTTGATGTGAGCAAATGGTGAAGTTTTCAGTTATCATACCAAGCTATCTGGGCTTTTATCCTGGTGCTGCACGGGACAGGGAAACGAAGATCCTTCGTGCCATTGCTTCTGTGCAGCATCAGACTTTTCAAGACTTTGAGATCATTGTTGTAGCCGATGGGTGTATGAAGACAATAGAGTTAGTCAAAGACTGCGTCGGGGTACGTTCTTTTCTTATCGAAAGAGGCAAGCTCTTTGGCGGCACACCAAGAAACAAGGGTATCGACGAGGCTCTGGGTGAATGGATCGTCTACCTGGATATAGATGATATTTATGGCCCTGAACACTTAGAAACAATCAATAAACATCTGAACGGGTTCGACTGGGTATATTTTAACGATATTCATTACAATCCGAGGAGTGGAAAATGGTACGAAATGCCTTGTGATGTTTCTACCAAAGGAAGACACGGGACTTCAAATGTTGCTCATAAGAAGTTAGATGCCAGATGGAATGCCAAAGGCTATGCCCATGACTTTTATTTTGTCCAGGAGCTTAAGAAATTCAAGAACTTCGGGAAGATACCTACGCCGGAATACTACGTTATGCACGTTCCTGGAACAAGAAACTCAGGAGGATATGACTTATGATCTGTGCCGTGACGATAACATATAACCGATTAGAGCTTACAAAGAAGACGTTTGAGAGCTTCTATTCCAAGACTAATGTAGATTATCACCTGGTAGTGGATAATGGCTCTACGGATGGCACAAAAAAGTGGTTAGAGGGTAAATACGATCTAATCAGCTTCGATAAGAACTATGGGATAGCAAGAGCTTTCCAATACGCCTTGAATGAACTTCCTGAATGCAGTTATGTATTGAAACTTGATAACGACTTAGAAATAGTTTCCGAAGGGATAGTGGAGCAGATGGCCGGATTCCTTGATAAAAACCCCGTTTATGCTGTCTCTCCGGTTGATCTGATGCTGGATAAGGATTTTAAACCACGGACATTAAAAACCGTTAACATAGATGGATATAACTTAGAATATACTACTCATACCGGAGGGGCTTTCCAGCTTGCGAGGTATGAAGTGGTTTTAAGGCTGTGCAGGGAGTTTTACCATCTATCGAAAGGCGATTATATGATAGGACATTTTTACCGCAAGCATGGCATACAACCGGCATATATGACAGATTTGCAAATAAAACATACAGGACTTAACCAGAGTTGTAATGGATATATCCTATGATCTGATAGTGGTGGCACGTTCTGACAATGATGAACTTATTTCTATGACTAAGGAGTGTATTGAGTCCGCAGGTGTTCATACTATTGTTGTTGAGACAGGCATGGGTTATAATTACGATGCTGAGATTATCCGTTACGAAGGGGATTTCAATTATCACCGTGCTTTGAATATGGGAGTGGAAAAGGCCAAAGGAGATATTTATATTCTGGCAAATAATGATATTATTTTCTATCCGGGATGGGACGAGATAGGAAAACTGATGTATTTAAATGGGTTTGATTCAGCTTCGGCATGGAGTTCGGACTACCGGCAAAAGGATTTTGAGAGAGGTGACTTTGTTTATCCTGGTTACAGGGTGGGTTATACACTGACGGGGTGGTGTATATTTATCACTTCAACGGCTTATCAGAAAATAGGAAAATTAGACGAGTCGGTCAGGTTCTGGTACTCAGACGACATCTATGCTGAACAGTTAAAGGCAAATAATCTGAGGCATGGACTCTTCACCGGGATACGGGTTGAACACCGGACAAGCATGACACTCAATACCCTTCCCCGTTCATTACAGGTTGCTTTCACTTCAGGACAAAAGAATATTTATGCCCAAAGAAAAAGACATATTAAAATTAATTCCTAAGATCTATCGTAGGAATGCTGAAGACCTGGGCCTGTTCTTCTGGATCAAGGCACAGCAGGAGATTATACCCACAATTAAGATTGAGCAGGCTATTCTGAGTTATTTCCGTTACATAGGCGTAACGGTTGACGATTGGGATGTAGACTGTGCAAAGAGCACTTACACAAGGATGCAAAACGAATTTTTCAAAGATGAAGCTACCTCGAAGACTTGAACAGATACTTAAAAAGAAACAGGATTTTATTGACTCCTCACGGGAAAAGCTGAACAATTCCATTATAAGGCTCCAGAGTAAGTGGCTGGACACTATTGTAACGGAGGTGATAACTGAGTTAGACGTTAAGGACGGTGTTATCCAGGATACAGAGAAAAATTACCGGCTCATTACTCAACTTGATTCTGTTTATAAGAAGTTCA